CAATATGGAACGATATTCTTTTTTAAGTGTCAAAATAGGAAAAGATTTTGGTTCTGTCGTCAATCTGCCAGTTTTTGTTCCAAAAATATTATACTTAATACGCTTTTCTGCCTTTTTTAGACGTTTCAAAAAATTTCTAGCTGCAATTTGGTGGCCCAAGGCGCCCAGCTTATTCATTTTTAAATTTAATGGTCGATTTTTGATATCTTCGGCAACTTTTGTAAGTTGCAATAAAAATTCATAACTTTCGGGCTTTTCGTGATTATCAAAAACGTGCTTTACTATCTGATTTTTAATCTCGTAAAAATCTAAAAGAAAATGCTGTGGTACCAAGTCATAAAAACAATGTTGCTCTAATGAAATTTTTGCTTGCATAAAAGAATTTAAATGTGCTTTAAGCTTGCCACTAGTTCTAGTCCAATCTGCCTTTAAATATTCTGGGCAAACGTCATTAATGGTTTTACCTCCGCAATAAAGCCTTGCATATTCAACACTGGGCGGAAGGTCGCCACTATATTCCCATGTGCCACTTAAATTAGGCGGCGTTTCGGAACAAATTGTGCCGTTTGCGTAAAATCCCTTGCATTCAGTTTTATTGTCTAGTTTTTGAAAAATCATTAATAAGAAAACGACTTGCCTTGGAATGTCATACTTACTTCTTGTTTTTTCAACACTGGTTCGGCCGCTGATGTCCCTGGCCCTTCAGTTGGTTTTACTTTTTGTGGAATACGCATAACTTCTCTAATCTTGCCATAAACCATTATCGGATCTTTTTCTTGTAATGTCAATGATTTTCCGTGATATCTAGAAGCAATTGTCCCCAAAACATACTCAACGTAATGAATTGCAACATTTGAATTTTTAATAAAAACTTGAAATTCGCCAGTTGTACCAGTATTTGGTTTAAACACATTTAGCGCGCTAAGGTAAATTTGTCCACTTTGTTTTTTTAATATTTTAAGTAATTGTGGTTTTAAAGGCTTTTGTCTTTCAATGTTTCTTATTTCTGCGTACCAGTTAAAATATTTTATTGGCACAACCTTTAATGTTCCTTCGACTCCATATTGATCCAATTTTTCTTGTTTGCGAAAAATCTTTCTTCTTTCTGGAGTAATTGTTGTGGCTGGGCCACCAACAGTTGAACATCCTCCAGAAAGAGATTTTTGAAAACTTCCTTTAAGCGATGATGAATTTGAAACAACATTAACAGAATTATAAGTTGGATAATCACTAATAAATCTATTATAAAAATTTAATAATGTTTGGGTAAAACCATTATAACGCGAAGAAAAGCTTACATAGCTTGCTTGCGGCACAAGATTATCATGATATTTTTGCTTAAAATTAGGCCATTGTTTAATAGCTTTCGAAAATTGCAACGTTTTGTAATCAAATATTATTCGCCACGGAACATTAATATCTATTTTAAAACCATGTTTGTGAGCCAAATTTACATATATTTCATAATTTGGATCACTTAAAAATTCAACTTTTTGTATGTCATTATCGGGCCCGCTGGGGAGCACATCAATTATTAAGCCGCCAATATAAGCTGAGCCGTTCTCGCTTTCCATAAAGCCGGGAGTAGTAAGTGGAAGTTTTTCGTCTTCAATATATTCTTTTAAAAATGTATAAAAATCATCAATATTTTTAATTTTATTACCACTTCTTAAATCAAACAAAACGTCAGCGAAAAAATCTGAATATAAATTTTCCAAATACTCATCTTGAATTTCAAATTCATTAATATAGCTTTTTACAACATTCAGACTTGGTATCATTGAATTCTTGCTAAGGCCGCGGCAACATATGGGGTTACTAGCCCTAGCATTATATTCTTGCGCAAAGCGATTAAATGCTTCAAACACAAAAACAATCATATCTGTACCGGCCTCATTGGTTAAATCAAGTTTAGCATCAAGATCTATACCAGATATTAATCCATATTTGTCCATTCTGCCAAAAAACGGAACATCATACCACATATCCGCCTCTTTATCATTATATAAAGTTTTATAATTTTTTCTACCTGTATATTGTTCACGACTATTGCTTTCATTATCAGCAGCAGATATTAAACCATAAGTTCGTATTATTTCTTGTTTGGCTTCTTCGTTTGCAGGCAATTTTACTTTACTAACATCTACAAGCTCATGTTGGCCAAGGGCGATATCATTAAGATTTATTACAACATCACCTTGTTCACCCTTAAGAAGATTAATTTGCTTACGAAGTTCTATTTTGAACTCTTTTGTCATCCCCTGTCCGCTTCCTCCTGAGTATTTTGCCATTAACTTTTCCTCATCATGATTATGATTGTTTTATTGCTTCAATATCCTTTTTTGTTGTTGTTTTAATCGGCGGCGGCTTTGGCGGAGCTTGCAAAACCCCCAAAGTCTTTTTATCAACAACGCCATTTACCGGTTTTAAGCCCTTGTCTTTTTGATATTTTTCAACTGCTGCTTTAGTGCCCGGGCCGAAGCTGCCATCCACGTCTTTGCCTGTCATTCCTAGCTTTTTCTGCAGCTTTTTAACGCGCTCACTCGGGGGGTTGGGGGGCACACCCTCGCCCTTCTTAAGGCTCGTTGGAGGATCTCCAAGTGAAATTTTATCGGCAATAGGAGCATCTGGTGATTCGTCTGCTTCCTCTTCGCTTTTAATTGCCAATTCATATGCTAACACTAAAGCAGAATTAACTAAAAAATCTTTATATACATATTCATCAATAGAAGCCTGTAAAGAGATTGGAATTGGTTCTGGCACTTTAAGTTTGCCCGAAGCTTCACGTTTCTTGTGCCTTCGCTGATCAGGTCCGGACCAAACATTTAGGCCTTGCACCGTTGTTTTATATGTGCCAGGGCCAATTTCGTCGGTTAATTTACTTATTTGATAATATCCCGTAATGCCCGGATCGTCTTTTACCTTGATCCCCAATGGGCTCTCAGGCAAAACAAAGAAGCCGCCTTTATAGAACAAATTATTGCCAACCAGAGACGGAGTAGCTGAATATGCATATTTTAAATATGGATAACTTACATCTTTATATTTATCATAAACCAGCGCCGTTCTCAGTTTTGGATTATCTGTGTAAGAGAAGTCAATTGTCTCAAGCAGGCCGCCAGCGTCGCCAATATGTAAATAAAACAAGCCATCTTTTTCATCGCCTGCACGATCTTTCATGTCTCTGTGTGCGACAAGACGCGTATGAGGCGTTTTCCATTTATCTCCAGCCATTGAGGGAATAACACGTTGATGAAAGTGTATAATAGGAATATCATTTTTTTTATTTGATTTTGTTTCTGCTTGATATTTTGACATTTCTTTCACGCCCGCCCCCCACAGTTCGGGGTGCGTGCTCTCCGGATCCAGCAAATAAAGATTGTCGAGATTTGCGGCGCCCGTGCTGCCGGCGATCGAGGAGCCATGAAATAAATGCGAAATTAAAAGTGGCGTATGTACAATGGAACTAAGCATTCCGCTGCTTAATTGACTAGCCGAGTGGCCAAGGACAATCGGTACCAACTCTTCCATTATAGAAGTAATAAATTGGCCAAAAGTTATTGTTCCAGAATCATGTTTAAGAATTTTATTATAAAGCCATTTTTGAAAAACACCAACTTCAACTAATATATCGCCAATATTAATCGTCACATCTTTGCCCATGGGCCTATAAACAATGTTTCCCAAGCTTGTTATTGGAATTCTATCATATGGATTATACCTCGGATCGTCAGATTTAGAAAATTCGTACATTACTGCAATCAAGTCTCTAAGTGGAAAAAACATAAAATTGCCATATGTTTCTGGTCTTCCGCCGCGGCCTTCGCCTTTTAATGGTCGAGCTACGGACACGCACTTCAGCTTTCCTTTTTTTGAGCCGGTTTTGCTTTTGCCGACAGGCTTATACCCGCTGGGACACTTTTTGCCCGGCGTAACTACGTATTTTTTGGCGTCTTTTTCTGCTGCTGTCCCAAAATTACTATATGTTAAAGCACCTAAAACTTTATCTAGTTGCGCAAGGCAATGGTCGTCGGGGTTGGTTATTGTTTTGCTTGGTTTGACATTGTTTTTTGTTTTTTGTAAACTTTCGTCAACACCATAACTGTTAGAAAATTCAACTATGCTAGCTTTTTTGGTATATTCTTTGAGTTCTGCAGATTGCATACCCTTTTTTGCATTTTTGTCGCGAATATCAGTACCAAGCACTTTGTAAAAAGAAACTTTAAGCTTGTGCTTTTTTGCTTTATACTTGGCCGCGTCGGGCACATTATCTCGACTGGATTTAAACCTAACTTGGAAAAGCTTGCCCCTTTTTAAAATTCTTTTTACATACAAAGAACTGGCTCTGCTTGCCAGCCTCTGTTTTTCCTTATTTAGCCAAACGCTAGCTCTTCTTATCTCTTCTTGTCTTTTGTCAATTCCTAAAGCCTTTTTTTGTTTTTTTTGTTGTGCTTTGTTTAATTTTTTATCGTCAATTGTTGCTTGAAATTCTTGATTTAATCTTTCTAAACGCTTTTTTGCTTCTTTTAAATTTTCGATGCCGGCGACAAGATCTTTTTGTTTTGTAGTTGATTTTAAGACATCCATGCTTAAAGGTGCAAGAATATTAGTTTCTCTGTTTGCCGATGGGTTTTCAAATGCTAATTTTTCTGGTAGACCCATATATTTAACATTAAGCTTTACTTCTCCAGTTTCCGAATATTTAATATCGTGTTTATACCAACTTATTTTAAATGATTTTTTTTCTTCTGCCTCAACAGTGTCTAATACATCGCTGGGGACGCCCCAAAAAGACGTATCTTTTTTATTATTAATTTTCCACCCATATTCAAGGTTTAAACACTCAAATTCATGTTGTAAATCTGGCGTTAACAATATGAAATAATCTTTTGCCGCCGAATGGCGTCCATCGCGCACGAGTCGGCCAGTTGCATCATAAATCGGCTTCTCGGACCCCCTCTTTATAATTGGGTGGCCTTCGGCAAATATTTTAAAACTACTAAAAATATAATTAACCTCAAAATAAAAAGATGCGCCCATGCCCCACACCGGGAAATCTCTTACGACGCTGACCTTTTCAATGCCCGCCTCAGAGCCGCGCATAAATTTATTTTGCAATATGCCCTCCTGGGCCGCGGCAAGACCAGTAATATCTGTATAAGTCCTAAAAATAATATCTTTTTCTATTGCATTTTTCCAAGAAGCGCCAGGGGCGTGAACTTGTTTTGATTTAAAAAATATTCTAATATAAGGTTGCATGGCGGCAACCTGATAAGGTTGAATATTTTTCATGAAATCTACATATTTCATCTTTAATTTAGGATCATATTTTTTTGCATCACTAGATTTGGCAGTCATCGTCTCGGTAAACGTGTCTCGGTGCGCCGGATGAAAACTTATAAGCTTTTCCCCAATACCGGCATATTTTTCTTCATATAAAGCTTTTCTAAGCTTAGCAGTTGACGAATCGAAGGTGCCTTCATTATATAATTGTGACAACAACATATCGTTGAGCCACCCTTGAGGATTTAATTTTTCCGGTAAAAAGAACTGCATATTTTACAGACCAAATATATTTAAAATTTCTGTTAATTGTGTTGGGACTTTAATTAATTCACCCGGCTTAACATGATGATCGGTTGGCTTTTTATTAAAAAATGCAATAACCCACCAATACCCAGGATCTCCATAAAACTTGTGTGCCACTTTATAAAATCTATCTGCGGGCGCCCACATATATTCTGAAGTGGAAATATTCAAAAACTGTGCTAAGTTCGGATAATTTAATTCTAAAGTTTCAAGATGTTTAAGTATTTCAACTCTTTGTATTTCATTTAAATTTTCACGAGCGAATCTTTTTTTAAAAACCTGTTTAAAGTCCGGATCGCCGTTAAAAATAATATCTGTATTGTTATATCTAGAAATCGCCATTTAGCCCGTACTCCCCAAAATTTCATTAAACGTTACACGCTCTCCCATGCCGCCAGACTCACCCATTGAAACACCGCCGACAGAGCCTAGGCTCGACATTGCTCCAGCAACGGCACTTGCTGCTGCCTGAGCAACATCACCTTTAGTTAATTTTGTTCGGTAAGGATAATCTCTACCACCAAAGAATTGGCCGCCGGCTTTATCCACATTCCAGCCGATTGGGCTTTCGTGTAGTGGCTGAAAAGTGATATTAAACTGAAGTACGCGAGGAAATATTGCTCCTCGGCCCGGGACTATACTACTTTGCATAAAAACGCCGCGCTGACTGATCCCAAAATCTGTTGAAAATGATTTAATGTAGCCAAGCAGCCCCTTATAAGGATTTTTATGATTAACCAATAAATTCGCAAATCTAATTCTAGTCAGCGGCGGACTAGCCAAAACAGTGGCGCCAGTTTGTTTCAACTCTGTGTAACCGGGATATAAAGACTTAATTAACATGTTTAATTTTTTTAAATTTTCATTTGCGTCTTCAGCATCGTAATTTGGAATATTAAAGCCCAAAGTAACTGAACGCGAAGTGTTTTTATAAATTGGAATTGGATCGGCGCGCCCGAAGGCTTGCATTTCAGTCCAGCTGGGTGTAAAACTTTCTTGAAATACGTTCAAATATGCAGGAAATGACAATCTGCTTTCTGTGGCCGTCGTTGGAAAAGAAAAACGCAAAGTTGCAAATGGAATTTGATTCCTAATATTTGCTTCAGCTAGCCCACACGTTGCCAAAGTAGGATCTGTATCAAAAGCGTTTTCCATAACGCTACCCGCTGCTTTATTTGCCCATGTTCCAAGGCTTGTAGCTGCATCTCCATACCACGTCATATTACTATCCTCCTGGTTTTTCGGTCTTCCTAAAGTCAAGGAATTCGCCGAATGCGCCCATCGCCTCTCGTGCCTTGCTGGCGGATCCGCCAGCCTTTTCAATGGCCTCGGGTAGGCCTTTTTCGAGGCCGGCGATCATCCTCTTTGCAACATTGTCGCCCAGATTGGCGCCACCGTTGATCAACAACGCATCAAGCTTTCCAGCGCTCATTTTTATTTGATTAATTATCTCTGTAGATGACAGCCCCAGAGACTTGGGCACGACTTCCAATAAAAATGCTTCTCTTGCATCTTTCATCGCGTTTGTTCTCTGTTCCCAAGTTGCTGCTTCTTTTGCTGCCGTTTCTGTTTGTGCTGTTGTTAGTCCGCCTATTAAGCCTCTGCCGGCCATTATTTCAGCCGGCAATGCTGCTCCAGGGCGAGCAGTGGCCATCGCTTTAATCGTTCTTGCGTCCATTCCAAATGCGTCTGCCAATGCACCAATATAGGCTCGGCCGGCTCTGGGTCCAGATTGTTCAATCCTTCCATATACACTTTGAATTGTTTTGGAAATATATTGTTGTCTTTCGGTGAAGTCCATACCAGCAGCCTTTACAGCATCAAAGCTGCCGCCAAGAGAGCCCATCACTGCGTTAATTTTGCCTGCTGCTTGTTGTGCGCCCTCAAGAGTTTCAAATTGCTGCAAACTTCCCATCATCTGATTAACGCTAACGCCCATGCGCCGGGCCCTAGTTGTCATAAGCAAAGTTTGTCGTTGCATATCTTTGCTATCCATGACAGTCATAAATTGACCCACATTTTGATTGAAGTCTGACCAAACTTGTGCATAACTTTGACCAGTTGTCTGCGCAAACTTATTTAAAATTTGTGCAGTTTTTGTAACTTCGGCCCTGCCTTTTCCTAAAGAACCACCAAATAAATTCATCATACCTGTAACATCAGTCATTGAAACGCCAAGCTTGCCATACACAGCAATTTGTTTCGTAACTGCAACGTAGTCCTTTTTCCAGCCAGTCGTAACGACGCCATAATAGTTTGTCATGGCATGCTGCACCGATTGCATGGTGGTTTCCATTGTAATGCCAAGTTCTGTGTTTCGGCGTTGCAGCGTCTGAAGATCTTGGGTCATTTGCCCGGCGCCCCTGGCAGACACCGCACTTAATTTTTGAATTTCTGTTGTGAATCTTTCATATTTTTTTAGTGTCGCCGCCAAGGCGGGCGCGTTTTTCTCGCCGAATTTTAGAATCTGCTCCTGGGCCATCTCAAAGTCGGCCCCGAGCCCGGCGCCGCGTTTCTCGCGGCCGGCGCCGGCGGCTGCAGCCTTTTCTGCTGCCATTCCTTTTTTAATTTCTGCGGCGCGCTTCTTGCCAAGGGCATCCTGCAGTTTGGCGGTTTCCGCGGCGGTGATCGGTTTTCCCTTCTTTGTCATTAAATAAGTTCTCCTACCTAATAATTAGTAAGTAGGCTAATTCTTTGCTGCAGCTTTATTAGCTTCGTTAAAATGTTTAGCTAATCTTTCTGCAAACCAATTTCTTAATCTTATAGGAAGGGCGTATAATTCAAAAAATCCCCATCTGCCGTGCATTTTAAGTACAAAGAGCGCTTCATACACATCATCCATATATTCACTCGTCAGGCCAAAAAAAGTCGCCCGTAAAAGGCACACCTCCTTCGTTGACGTGTGAACATTCGCGACATGGAAATTTATAAACAAAATCAACGTCGGGCATTAAATTTAAATAAGTTTTTCGGAAAATTCGCGAATCCGCGATGGGCATATTAGAAACAAATTGTTTAATAGCAATAGGGTCTGCGTTTCCATTAATAGAAACAACCATTCTTGAGTATCTCCCAGTAACCCCTTCTTCTGGGAGCTTGTGCTTTGCGCGCTGCTGGGCTTGAACTTCCATTTCTTTTTCGTCCTGTCCGGTAAGCAACTTTATCTCGGCTACTATGCCAGATTTCGGCAATTTTAATAAAAATGTGCCATTGGACGTAATTTCAACAGTTGAATAATCAGTCTTTTTCTCTTCAATTCCACTCAAATCAAGACTTATCTGATTCATTGTAAGACATTGCTGACAAGGGACTCTTACCTCATAATCAGGGCCGTAAGCATTTGCCCGCGCGCTGATTAATATTGCATTTCGATCTCCAGACAACAAAGAAGCAGGTTTAATTGATTTGTTGACAAGAATGCTTTCAACCAACTTTTCATAAACAACGCCTTCGCTATTATATGCTACATTAACCAAAATATCCTCTTCTTTTGTTGTCATAAAATATACTTCAACAGACTCTTTTCCATGAAGAGGGTGTTCTTCTGAATAAAACTTACCCTTTGATGGCAAATGAACAATGTCTACGGGTGGTGTGTATATTTGTTGTGGGGAGTGGTGGCTTATCTTACTTGCATTTCTGTCTTGCATTATTACCTCTGAATTCCGATGGCTCTATCCGCTGATTTATCAAAAACTTTTAACTGAGCCCAATCATATGATAACCCAACTTGAGCAGAAGTTAAATCGTCAGAGCCATAACTTAATTCACTAAATTTAACACTTTTTATAAAAGCGCCATGCAAAGTCCACTCTTCGTGAACACTATCATCTGGTCTAATGCTTTGAATTTTTATTTGCCCTAAAGAATTTACAAGAGAGCTTTTATTTATATCATTTTCAATTAGCTCGCCGGAATTTGTATTATCTGGAAAAGAATAAGCGCAAGCAGTTAATTTTTTCATAAAAGTACTTGCATTCGAATGACTATAAACCTCTTTAACTGTAAAGCTAATATCATCCCACTTGACGTTGGTGGGATAGTTAAAATGCCAGTTCAAAAGTCTATGGGGCTCAGTTTCAACTGTATATCCCGGTCTAGCAACCTGACTTACATAAATTGGATGGAATCCGTTAATAATTAAAAGAAATCTAAAGGATTGCTGTGCATCCTTTGTCATCTTAGCCCAAGCGGGCGTTGGAGCCTCTGCCGCGGGACAACTCGACACAAATATCCTTCGAGTCAACTCAGCTATAATAGAACCAGCCATTTATTTAATCTGTTACAAAAGTTTCAAGTTTAGCCCAGTCATATGCTAACCCAACTGTAATGCTCATTAAATCTTCGCTGTCATATCCAACATCATCATAATTGATGTTTTTAACCCAAGCGTTATAAAGTCGCCACTCTTCTACTTTTTTGCCATCCGAATCAATTGTTTGGATTGTTACATCGCTTAAAGCGCTTGAAGCAGCTTTTCTCTTTGAAATGCTTAAACGCCACAACTCATTTTGGCCATTCCAGTCGCTTGGAACTGCATAGCCCGAATCTTCAATAACTTTAAACATTGATGCGGCAATTTCGGGGTTAATCGGATCAACCAATGAAATGTCAATGTCATTCCAAGAAACTCTGCCGGGGAACTTAAATTCGTGTGATAAAAATTGATGTTTTGCGCCATCCGAAACTGTTATTTGTGGGCGGCCAGCAGTTTTAATAACCCACGCAGGAATACCACCAAGACGAAGTATAAATTTAAATTTCCTTTTGGGCTCGATATTCATCGATTGCCACTTTGGAATATTATCGGGTATTTTACTTGGCATTACAATTTATTCTCCTAGGTTACTATAATTAGTACTAATCCTCAAAAGCCGCGCCAGTATTTGTGATAATGAAGTCAACAGCTATAAATTCAATTGATCTTGCAGGCTTCAAGAAAATCTTGGCATACATAATGTTTCTATCAATTAAATCTGGCGTTGTTGTGGTTTCATCCAAAATTAGCTTGTAATCAGTTAAACCAAATCTTGCTTTAACATCATTAAGGAATGGATTTGCGCGATTAATAAAGCGCTCCCAAGTTTCTCGCACATTTTGCTCAAATAGAAGCTCATTTGAAATCGTGGAAATTCCCTTCTTGACAAATAAGAGCAATCTACGAACATTAATTCTGTCCAAAGCACTTCTTGTAACCTGTAGGGTCTTCTGACCAAAGATAACAATCCCTTCTTGTGGGAATGTCGCAATAGGATTAATGTTAGCATCGTAAAGATCATCACGATCCTTGGATGTGAGCCGCTGGGTTATGCCAATTACTGGCAAACCAGCAACGCCGCTTGAAAGTCCGCCGCGATTAAAACCAGCAGGGGCAAACCACGGGGCTTTAACCCTGTCTGTATAAGACATTGCGCCTATTGCAACAATAGATGGCGGAACGTGCAGGAAAGTGCCCCCGATGGTGTCTCTAATTCTAACCCACGGGTAATAAGCACAGCCATAGCTGCTGTTCAAGTTTCTATCTTTTAGATTATTGATCACATCTTTAGTGGTAATTCTATAAACTGGCTTGCCTTTATTACTAGAATCAGCACCTTCGAATGAAGGCTCAAAATCTTTCTTAAGATCAATTACAGCCAAGGTGTCACCACGGGATTCGGCAACATCAACCAGTTTGTCAGTAAGCGGCTCGTGCTTTAAGCCGGGAATTGACAAGAGATTGCACTCAACAACCTCTGGATCCTTGATCGTATCAATAATCTCATTGTAAGTGTTAAATACATAACTATTCTTTTGTGTTGGTGTTGTAGAGGCATTATGTAGCAATCCGCTTCTCAATGGCTGTTGTTCTGTAATGTTTAATCCGTCAACACCGCCGTGGAAAAGAGTTGTAAATTTATTTACTCCCTCGTCAATAAGATCCTTAATAGAGCTTGTAGATGTCTGGGAAGTAAAAGC